CCATTATTGTATGCATTATAACGGCAGTCGTGGGAGCAGTTGTAGGATTTATGTTGAGCGGTGTATTTCCTATGTAACAAATTGATTCCACTTGTAAGGGAGGACGGTGGAGTTATATGAATTATGCAGATTTTTCAGAAGATGAAAGAAAATTTTACTTGCAAGAAGCAGGTTTTGATTCACGCGAAGAAAAATTATTTCGATTACGGGCTTATGACGAAAAAACATTATGGGAAGCATCTGAATTAATGGGGTACAGTCCCAGAACCATAGACCGAATCAATAGAAAAATAAAAAAGAAAATCACCAAAGTTGCCCCGATGTATATTCGGGGCTTTTCTTTGTATAATGGCGGAAATGTGGCGAAATAGTGACGTTCAAATACAGCGTTCCTTCCTATATAATATAATCATAGGAGAAAACGTAATGATTATATTAAGAAACCCTTACGAGGGTATATGGGAAAAGCATCGTTCTATAGATGATATGGATATGATTCTTGAATCCCGGACAGGAGGAACAGATTATGGCAGGTTATCCGTATTATCCGCAACAGCCAATGATGAGCAACCCTTACGGACAAATACAGCCGTATCAAGACAGGTTGGCACAATTACAGAATAACTATCAACAGGCAATGCCATATGGACAAATGCAGATGCAGCAGCCTGTACAACAAATGCAGCAAATGCCAATGCTTCAAGGACAGATGGTTGATGGGATTGATACTGTAAAAGCAAAGGACGTTGATATGTCTGGCAACCCTGTTTACTATCCAAAGACAGATGGAACAGAAATATATAAAAAGCAATTGCAGGCAGACGGAAAAAGCAGAATCTTTGTTTACCGGCTTATAAATCCAGAAGAACAATATCCAAAGCAGGAAGAAAAACAGATTGACATTGAAGCAATGTTTAATCAGCTTCGGAATGATGTTTGCTCTGAGATTTCTGAAATAAAAAACATGTTCCCGACACAAATGTCGGAGACATCGGTATCTAAGCAGAACGGAGGTAAGCAAAGATGAGTTTCAATCCTAATGCCATGATGAAAAAGCAATTTGAGAAAATGATCTCTCAGAGGTTCGGAAGTGTGGATAACATGATGAACGATATGAGTAAATTTGCAGGAAACAATCCGACATTGAAGAATGCGTTGGATTTATACAAAAAAGGTGATACAGATCAATTACATCAAATACAGCAAAATGTATTTAATGAAAAGCACTTATCACCAGACGGAATTATCCAGAAATTCCTTGGATTATAACATTTCCACATAATTGGGTGATTAAAAATCGCTACAATTTGGGACGACAGCCGCGGATGTCTCCTATTGTAAATAATATTTAAGGAGACTAAAAACATGATGAATGGTTCAAATTACAGCCTTAGTGACATTGCAGCTGCTACAGGCTCTAATAACCGTGCCAATGACATGTGGGGCGGTGATGGATTTTCACTTATCTGGCTTGTCTTGATCTTTGCTATCTTCGGATGGGGAGGTTTTGGCGGCTGGGGCGGCGGCTTCGGTGGCAATGGTGCAAATGGTGCTGGATTCCAAGGATGGGCCACACGTGCAGATATCAATGAGAGTTTTGCTCTTAACGATATTCAGAATGGTATCAGAGGTATTCAGCAGGGCATCTGTGACAGCACATATGCTCTCAACAATACCATGCAGAGTGGTTTCAATGGTGTGAATGTTGGAATGCTTCAGGGCTTCAATGGTGTTCAACAGGCAATTAACGCTGATACAGTAGCTAATATGCAGAACACAAACGCATTGCAGTCTCAGTTAGCTCAGTGTTGCTGCGACAACAGGGAAGCTATCCAGGGTATCAACTACAACCTGGCAACCAACACTTGTGCTCTTCAAAACACAATGAACAACAATACCAGAGATATTCTGGACAATCAGAACAGCAATACAAGAGCAATCCTTGATTTCTTGACGAATGATAAGATTGCAACATTGCAGGCAGAGAACTCTGATCTGAAGCGTGCTGCATCTCAGGATCGCCAGTCCGCGCTGATTGTAACTGAAATGAATGCACAGACGCAGCGATTAATCAATTCAATCAATCCATCCCCGATTCCTGCATTTCAGGTACCGGCTCCGTATGCATACGCAGGATGCAACGGATATGGAAACGGTTGCTGCTAAGTAACTCGCCCTTAGAGGTTGACTAATTCTAAGAGGTGGGTTGCGGCTCACCTCTTATTTGATTGAGAGGTAGAAATATGAGTTGTAAAAATGTTTGTAAGCTCTGCAACCATCTTGTGATAAGCCAGTCTGTCGCATTCACTGGTGGGAATCTTGTGGTTACACTCCCGGCAGGCAGTTATTCCAATGGAGAAAAGTATTGCATTGTTATCGCACAAAGCATACCAGAAGCCACTACGATTACTGCCCCGGTAATGATTCAAATAGGAACAGGAACAACTTTGTATCCGCTAGAGAATCGTTGCTGCGCACAGGTTACAGCTTGTGGCGTAAGAACCAGAACGAAGTACGCAACCAGAGTAGCTACAAGTGCAACTGGTGGAGTATTCAAGATGCTAGGAAACCCGGCTTGTAGTCCGAGTAATAATTTAACTGCAATTAATGGTACAGCCCCAACAACAGACACACCTGTTACACAGGCTGTTAGAAAGGGGGCACTGTAATGCATAAAGTTGCAATGGAAATGGGAAAATGGGCTATGGAAAAAGCCAAAACACATGGCTTTGATAATCTCAGTGCTCAAGACTGGGACGATCTGAAAGACTGCATGGAATCCGTAAAGTGTGCGATTTGTGCAGATAAAGATTACAGAATCGTAGAAGCTATGGACGAATGTGAACAGGAAGAGAAATATCTTGGACGCATGGGATATGACAGATATCGTTATGCAAACGGCAGATTTGCACCAAAAGGCAGAGGAAGCCGTATGGGATACAAGCCGTATCTGTACATGGAAGATGATGACTGGATGGACGAGTATCTGAACAATCCAGAGTTTGAACGTAATATGTACCGCATGGGTTATCATCCAGATCGTAGTGATATGAGAATGGATGGAATGAACCATAAGCAGTCCAGATATGGTGAAAGCTATGACAGATACAGCGAGAACCGCAGACATTACCATGATTCCAAAGATTCTGATTCCAAGCGTAAGATGGATGATTCTATGAAAGAATATACATCCGATATCGTCAGAAATCTTACAGAGATGTGGTCAGATGCAGATGCGACTCTTAGACAGTCGATGAAAACCGACTTAACTCGTCTGATACAGCAGATGAATTGAATATTAAATGAATTTTGCCCTTGTTACAGGAATGTAACAGGGGCTTTTTAATTAGGGAGATTGATGATGGAAAAATGTGTAATAAATGTTCTTGGAACGAATTACAGAATTATTCCAAAAGAACTTAAAAATGCAGATATTGACGGCCTTACAGATAATACTGCAAAGGAAATTGTTATCAGAACGGACAACGTAAATAACATTGGTGATTTTGACTTCTTACAGAAAAAGCAGTTGAGACACGAAATTATTCATGCATTCTTGTCGGAAAGTGGATTGCAGTGCAATTGGCAACATATGGAACAGTTCGGACATGATGAAACCACAGTTGATTGGTTTGCGATTCAATCTCCGAAGATTTTTGAAGTATTCAAAGAACTTGAGTTAATTTGAAAGGGATGGTGATAAGCCATGCTAAGACAATTTTATATGAACGGAGACCTATGGAGAGTGCAGTTCGTATCTCCGCACGACAGCGTGTTAATTGACCGCACAGGCGAAAGAACTCTTGCGGTATCGGATTATTCAACAAAGATAATTTCAATCGCAAACAACCTGTATGGAGAACTTCTGAACCGTGTATTTATTCATGAGTTGGGACATTGCGTAATGTTCAGCTACGGTCTATTGCCAGGACTTCACCGTATGGTCAAGAAACAGTATTGGGTGGATGCAGAGGAATTTGTGTGCAATATGCTTGCCGATTACGGATGCTTTGTAATTGGCGTTGCAAAAGATGTTTTAGGAAACCAATTTACTTATGTGTCCCCTGTTGGAGTAGAAAAAATGATTGCATAAATGAAAACCCTATTTTGCCAGCTGTAAATGATGATGGTGTACTTATTTTTTAGGAGGTAGTTCATGGCAGAATCAATTTTAAAAATCCATACTCAAAACGGAAATATTCCAGTTGGGTATCCAGGCTTAGCAAACAAGCCTATCGCAGATAAAACTTTGAGCGAAGAGGGAACATTTGCCGACTCCAAAGTCGTAGGCGACAGATTCAAAGAAGTAAATGCAGAAACTGATTCGCTAAAGGAAGATTTATCCAACAAAATTACAAAGTTCTACGCATCGAATCAGGGTGAAACTCATATCACTGATTCTGACAATGGAAAGATTTATGATATGATGCTGTATGGCAAATCATCACAGGATGGAGTGCCAACGCCAGAGAATCCAGTTGAGATTAAAAGCGTGGTGAATCCGACTGTGAAGGTGTGTGGGGAGAATTTATATCCCGGTAGTGATTTAATTGGGTTGACAAAAACATATACTACGGATTTTATACCTGTTATTTTACACAAGGGGAAAATTTATTTTTCTTTTGATACGTCTTCGGACACAAGTGATGGTCGATACCATATTAATGCGAAATACTTTGATATAAATAAAGAATTGATGGATGGTAATGGCAATGAAAGTATAGCAGGAAATAACATTTCTCATGTGAGTTTTGAATTTGATGGAACGAAAGCTGGAATTAATCATGAAACAATCGATTTAAAAAATGTTTCATATGTAAAAATTATGTTTGGTATTTATGCCACTACAGCTACCAAAATTACATACAAAAATATAATGATAAGTGCCACAGATTCCGATTTTGAACCATACAAACCTATTCAGACCGTCACCCTGCCGTATACTCTCAACGCAATCCCTGTAGAATCAGGTGGTAACGTCACAATTGATGGTCAGCAGTATATTGCAGATTATGTGGATGTGGAACGGGGGAAATTGGTGAGGATGGTTGATTCTTCTAAGTTAGATAATACACAATCTATTGTAAACAAAACCGAATGGTTGTTAGCAGAATCACAAGAAATTGACCTTACCACAGAAGAAATTACCGCATTTAAAGCACTTACAACATATTATCCAACTACAAACATCAGCGTTAATAGCGAACAGCTTGACGGATATACAGCATTTAATTATCCAATAAGCATGGCAAATGGGTGGAATTATGTCAAAAAGCAACTTAACGATAACCGAGATTATATCTATGACATGGATATACAATCAGCAGAAGCCTATGTCAACAGTGAATATGCAGTAGCATTAACAGAATTGGAGGTATGATTATGTTATATAGAACATTACTAAAACTTAAAGAAAGAAATGGACTTACAGACGATTTGAAGAATAAAATTGATATTTTCTTTGCAACTGGCAGGATTACTGAAGAACAGTATAATGAGCTGATGGATGTTAATAAGGAAGGAACTGAAAGCGGAAAATAATTAACTGATGAGGGCTTTAATTAACCATCAAAAGGGTCAAAACATGTACCACGACTTTTATCGAAAGAGGTGATATGCTATACTTAGTCCAGAATATTTACGCCGGATAACAGAGGGTAGTGAGCAAATCGCCGAAGAACTACATCAATATATCATCTCTGAGATCGTGTCGAGAATGATGGCAGTATGTGACTACTGGTAAGGTTCCGGCAAGACCTTTTATCAATCAATTTTATCCAGGATTTCTTCTAGCGATTCTGGTTTTAAAAACTCTTCTGTTGATTCAGCCAGAATATGTGACCATATTTTTGATTCTGTGTTGGAATCAATAGTTTTTGCAAGTCGTAATCTTTTTAACACTTGTTCAGAATGTTCATATTTTGTTCCGCAATTTGGACATGATATTTTGTCCATTGTTATATTCTGATTAACCTCATACTTGCATCCACATTTGCAATGGATTGTATCGTATAATTCCATATTTGCCCCTCCTTTAAAAGACATTGTATCACAATCATTGAAAGGAATAAACATAAATGAGAGGATTAAAAAGACAGAAACAGACCGTGTATTGGTCAAAAGTAACCGAAATACTTGAGGGAATAGATACCGTACCGACATACAGTCAACCGCAAAGCTTTAAGTTTTCTGTATCATCTACCGCGGGAACACCAGAAGAATTGTCCGCTGGTATTGTTCCGGATTACGACAGATACATTACTTCCTTTGACCGTTCTTTCCATCCGCAAGAGGGAGATGTATTTTGGATTGATACCGTTCCACAGGTTGACACACTGGGAAATCTGGTTCTGGAAGATGGTATTCCTACAACACCGCCAGATTACCGTTTGAAGAAAATCCTTGATACGCAAAGAGGAAATCTGGCTAGATATGGAATTAAAAAGATAGGTGCAGAAGAATGAACGGACGAGTAATCAAATGCAATCTGAGCCAAAAATCTATTGGAAATGTAATCAAAGAATTGAAAGCATATCAAAACAGTCTTCGCGATAAAAATGAAGTATTTCTTAAAAGGCTTTGCGAATTGGGAATTCCTGTCATAGACGAAAATATTATGTTGGCACAGGGAGATTCTGACAGGAACCACAATACCTACATCAAAATCAACAGGTTTGGAAATTACGCGCAGGCAACTCTTGTGTGCGAGGGTTCTGGAATTTTATTCATAGAATTCGGTGCAGGTATCCATTACAACACTCCGGCAGGAACAAGCCCCCATCCAAAAGGAGAAGAATTTGGATATACTATTGGTTCTTACGGACAGGGTAAAGGAGAAAATGAATCGTGGGTATATGTCTCTGATTCTGGCGAATGGGTACGTTCTTACGGTACGGAGGCTACAATGCCCGTGTACAAAGCAAGCGTAGAAATTATGCAGAATATCCGTAGAATCGCAAAAGAAGTGTTTTCTGCATAAAAACATAACACCTTTTCTTACTGAATATAACGTCTGTTTTATGTATACTGTAAGATATAAAAGCATCTACCGGAATGGTGGGTGCTTTTTCTATGCTCAAAACAAGGTGGTGACAGAGATGCCAGATGTAGTAAAAAATCCAGTTTCGGATGTATTTGAACGATGGATAACAACTATTGAACCTGTTGTAGGAAAAGGTAACTTTTCTAATGACGAAAGTCAGACGGTAGCTTCAAACAAAAGGGTTTACGCACGTTTGTTCTTACTTGGAAATCCAACATCACGTGGCAATCTTGAGGGAGATGAGTGCGCGACAACACCATCTTTCCAATCAGAATCCTATGCGACTGGTTCAAAAGCTTCTTCAAAAGTATATGAAATTGACGATGCCAGTCACAAGGCTATGGTTGGCATGGGGTTCCGTAGGATATACGGGCCCGTAAGACAAAATAATGCTGATAACAGCATAAAACGTGTTGTTAGCAGATATAGCCGGATATATACTGGCACATTACTCTAGGAAAGGAGTGAGAAAAACATGGAACAGATTATGAATTACGTGAAACCGGAACTTCTTATTGTCGCGGTTGTACTGTACTTTATCGGAATGGGAATCAAAAAATCCGAAGTCATACCGGACAAATATATTCCGGCAATCCTTGGTGCTTTAGGCATTCTGATTTGTGGAATTTATGTTATTGCTACATGCGCTATATCTGGCGCACAGGAAATCGCAATGGCAATTTTTACCGCAATCACACAGGGAATCCTCGTTGCAGGACTTAGTAATTATGTAAATCAGATTGTAAAGCAGGCAAGCAAAGAAGACTAGAAGGAGGTGATCCTTTTATCTCCCGGTACAGGGTTACGTACTAGAACCAGAGCCGTTAAGGCTCTTTTTTATTGCAACAAATTATAGCCGAAAGGCAGAAAGGAGCCAAAATGGCACGATTAACTACACTTGGTGTGAAATTTTCATATGCCGTTGAAACCGTGAAAGGCACAAAACCTGCCAAATTCACACAGCTGGAAGAAGCCTCTTCCATCGGCGGTATTTCTCTTGACACAGAACAGATTGATGTTTCTGCACTGGAAGATTATCTGACTCAGTATGCAGCTGGTAGACAGGATACAGGTGGTACTTGGGAGATTGAATTTATCATGGATCCAGACAAATCTGTTAAACAGATTAAAAAACTGTACGAAGATTCTAAGGCTGCAAAAACTACAGGACTGGCAACTTGGTTCCAGGTATCATTCCCGGATATGTCAGACGCGTTCTTTGTTATTGCAGAATGCGGTCGCGAAATTCCAATGCCAGAAATTGCACAGAACGAAGCAGCAACCATGTCTATTTCTCTTATCATCAATACATATAAGGGACTGGATACCAAAATTGAGCCGACAGCGGCTACTGAATAAGATGTAAAGCAGGGAGGATAATTCATGTTTAGTTTTTCAGCGAATGGCAAAACATACAAAGTAAAATTCGGATATGGCGTACTTACTCAGTCAGACATTCTTACACAAGTGTCTTCTATGGGAGCAATCAACAATCCGAAAGATATGATTAAAATGCTTCCAGAACTGATTCTAGTAGGATTGCAAAAAAAGCACAAGGATGAATTCGGATATGAAACCGAAGAAGAAAAGAAAATTGCATACGATAAAGTGTGCGATCTTCTGGACGACTACGAAGATGAATCCACAGAGGAAAATCCTCATAATGGATTTACTTTATTTGAAAAAGCAAGTCAGGAGCTTGAAAAGAACGGTTTTTTATCCGGAATGGTAAAAGCAATGGAGGAAAAATCGGAGGAAGAAAAGAAACTTCCGAAGACTCCGCAGGATCACAAGAAGAAGAGCTAACTTTTCCAGAAGTAGTTCATAAAAAGTTACTTCCATTGTATTTATCAATCGGTGTTTCAGAAGAAAAGTTTATGGATTCTACACCATATGATTTAGAACCATATATGGAAGCCTACAAATTAAAACAAAAAATGGCTGATTCGCAAGCATGGCAGTTCAACATGTACACGATGTGTGCAGTTCAGACTGCGGTTGCAAATGTGCTTATTGGTAAAAAGTCAAAGGCTGAATACCTTAAAGAACCATTTTCACAAACAGCCGAAAAGCAAAAGCAAGAGGATGAAGAGAATCTTTCTGAAACAGAAAAGAAACGGCAACGTGACAGGTTGCTCATGACATTGCAACTCATGCAAGCAAATTTTGAGCTGAATCATGGTAATAATGACGAGGGCAGGCAGGATTAAAAGTCTTGTCTGCCCTTTATTTTTTTGATTAAAAGGAGGTGCTTTAATGGCCGATAATACCATAGATACCCTCAATATACAAATAGAGAGTAGCACAACTCAGGCGGTGCGGTCTATTAATAACCTTGTAAAAAAATTAGATACATTAAACACTGCCTTTGGAAATCTTGACATAAGCCGGTTAAATAATTTTTCCAATTCTTTAAAAAGTTTAGGTAGCGTGAATTTTAAAGCAAATGGATTGAATGCGGCTATAAACGCTATCAATCGTCTTGGAAAATCTGATTTCAGTCAGTTTGATACAGGGAAATTAGGCAAAATTCTTACTGAGATGCAGAAACTTGATGCTATTCCAGATGTTTCTCCGAGCGTTAGCCGGTTTACAACCGCTATAGCTAAACTTGCCGGTACAGGACAGTATATTGGCAATGTATCAAAGGAACTTCCGAATCTTGCGACAGGTTTAAATAATGCGGCTACTAAATTAGGCTCTATGAGCGAAGTATCAGCATCCACCAATGCTTTTATTACTTCTCTTGGAAAATTAGCCAGTGCAGGAGATAAAACCGGAAAGACTGCAAGTCAATTATCAACTCTCGCGCAAGAGGTTTTGAAGTTTTTTGACGTAATGAAAAGCGTACCAGATATCAGTTCGAGCACAATAAGAATGACAGAAGCTCTTGCAGTATTAGCATCGTCTGGAAGCAAAGTAGGGCGTGCTACAAATAGCGTTTCGAATTCATTTAACACGCTTTCTTCGTTAGGTTCAAAAGCAAGTACTGTAATTAATGGGCTGACAAATGCTTTTCAAAAATTTGCTTCAAAAGCTATTTCTTTAGGCGGAAAAGCTGTATCTGCAATCGCAGGTATTGGAAATGCATCTTCTGAAGCTGGTGAAAAAATAAGAAGATTGTCAAACCCTATGAGTTCAGTAACTGATAAGTTGAGTGCTCTTTACGCCAAAGGTTTCCTCGTAAAAAGAGCATTAGATGTTCTGACATCGCCAGTAGAATCCGCAATGAACTATGTAGAGACCCTGAACTATTTCAACTCTGCGTTCAATCAGGTGGCAGAAGGAATCAACACTGACGAATGGAAAAAAAGTGGTATAAAATCCGCTGAAGCATATGCAAATTCATTCCAGGAAAGGGCAAAACAGCTTTCACAGAAACTGACAGGATTCGAAATTTCAGATACTGGCGAACTGGCTAGAACCAATACCGCCAGTCTTGGACTTGACCCAGAAAAAACAATGCAGTATCAGGCAACATTTGCACAGATGGCATCATCTATGGGCGATACATCAGAGACTGCATTAAAATTGTCTAATGCACTCACTATGATTGGTGCTGACCTTGCTTCTGTACGAAACATGGACTTTGAGGATGTATGGCAGGATATGGCATCTGGCTTGACTGGTATGAGCCGCGCTATGGATAAGTACGGCATTAATATCCGTAATGCCAACATGCAACAGGAACTGTATAATCTTGGAATTAATACCAGCATATCGAATTTGTCTCAGGCAGATAAAACGATTCTGAGAACGATTATCTTGCTGAACAACTCTAAGTATGCATGGGCTGATTTATCAAACACGATCAATCAACCGGCAAATCAAATTCGTATGTTACAATCTAATTTTGCATCCCTTGGAAGAACAATAGGTTCATTATTTATTCCAATTTTGCAGACAGTACTTCCATATATCAATGCAATAGTAATCGCAATACAAAGAATGTTCGCTTATATTGCAAAACTTCTTGGGATTAAACTGTCAAACTTCGTATCATCTACGGGTGGAATCTCTGTAGATACCGGAGATATTGCAGATAATATGGATAATGCCAGTGATTCTATTGATACTGCAAATAAGAATGCCAAAAAACTCAAAAAAACATTGTCAGTTCTTTCATTTGATGAACTGAATCAGCTTAATGACAATTCTGATTCTGGTAGTACAAGCAATCCATCTTCTGGCTCTGGAAAAGGCGGTTTGGGGCATATCGGAGCACTTGATGCAGCTTTGGGCGATGCTTTGTCTGCATATCAAAAAGCATGGGACGAAGCATTCAAGAAAATGTCCAACAGGGCAAATGAAATGGCAGATGCCATTGTAAATGCCTTTAAGAGAAAAGACTGGAAAGGTCTTGGAAAAATCATGGCTGACGGCATTAACTGGGGAATGCAAAAGCTTTATGATTTCATTAACTGGAATAACGTAGGCCCTTATATCACTAAATTCACCAGTGCGTTCACCCAGACTTTCAACAGTCTTGTTGATAATATCAACTGGGATTTGATGGGACGTACTGTTGGTGCCGGTATGAATACCATTGTAAATACTGCAAACCAACTTCTGGAAGGAATCGACTGGAAGAACCTTGGTGCTAAATTTGCCAATGGTATCACTGGCCTTGTCCGTGAAGTGGACTGGGGCAATTTCGGTAATCTGCTCGGAAATTCCTTTATGCGCGGTTGGGATATTTTTTCTGGATTCGTGGAGAATCTTCCATACGGAGAAATCGGAACAGCTGTTGCAGAAGGATTGAACGGAATCTTTGAAAAGATTAGCTTTGGCGAAATCGCTCATACGCTCGCAACTGGCTTGAATGGTGCTTTCGATACACTGGCTTCATTTACCAAAGACTTTGAATGGAATGACCTGGTTAATAATATTACCAACGGAATTACGACATTCATGCAAGAATTCAACTGGCGAGAAAACGGTCAAAAGTTAGAAGAATTTATCAATAAATTGCTCACATCTCTTATTGAGATTGCCAGAGGTGTCGATTGGGAAGCGTTTGGACACAATGTAGGCATATTCCTCAGTGAAATTGACTGGGGAAAACATCTTGCACAGTTACTTACGGTTATCGGAGACGTTCTTGGTGGAATCTGGGAAGGACTTGGAACAACATCTGCCGGCACATTTATTCAAGCTATGGCTGTATTTGCAGTTGGTAATAAGCTCATGCCATTAGTTGATACAATTACTAAGTTTTTTACAGGTGATACTGTATTTGGAAATCTTTCTAAAGCTGTACAAGGTATGCTGAGTCCCGCAATCACAGAAGCAGTCTCAACAACTATTCCGGCTCTTGGGACATCGTTAGGCTCACTTGTTGCAACTGGTGGTGGAATTGCTCTTGCAGTAGGTGGTGCAGTATTACTTACCAAGAAATTAGCAGGACTTTTTGAGACCATGCAGGGTGGTAATGGAATGACTACACAGTATGGTGGTTATCTCCATGATTACGCAACACAGCTGACTGATGTAGCGAATCTTACAAACGATCAATCGGAAGCGTTGTGGCAGCTGATTGAAAAGGACGAAGAACTTGGTAAAACTCATGACGAAATGTATGCTGATATGGTTGAAAAACTGAAAGAGTATGGTGTTTCATTCGATCAGGCTAGAACAGCTCTTGAGCAGTATGGCGCACAGGCTGGCGTATCGGCTGAATTTGTTGAGGGCATGACTAATCAAATCTCCGCTCTTGGACAAGGTGTATCTGAAGCTGCAAGCAAATTTGATACGTCAAAGATCAGCGTTGATAATTTGAAAGATACTCTGTACGCATTGAGCCTTTCTTCCGCTGAATTTGGAGGGAATTATACGACTGCATGGAATATGATTAGTGAAGTCCCATACAGCAATACAACTGATGCACTAAATGCAGTTTATACTTCATTGAAAAACGCGGGTGTTCCGCTCGATGAATTGAACAGTAAATTATCGAAAGATTTCCCGAACGCAACAATAGCTACAAAGTCAGCAGCGGACAAAAATATCGTTGGTGCACAGCAGACAATTTCCTCTTCTGTTGGTAAGGCATCAAAAGATACTCAGTCAGCTACAAACACAATGGCTAAGAGTGCCACAGATGATTTCTCGGAAATCCAGAAACAAGCCGATACTTACATGAAAGGCATGGAAAGCACTACCACGAGTTCATGGGGCAATTCTTCCAGAGAAGCTACATTGAAAGCCAGGGAAATGAAAAATGCCGTAAGTACAGAGCTTGGAAATATGGACAAATCTGTAACAAGCCATTTTGAGAGCCAGTACAGTATTGCTTATGGCAAATGGCAAAATATGGGAAGAGATATTTCTTCTTATATTTCCAGAACTATGAGTAGTGATATCGGAAGTGCCCTTAACAGTGTTGTTAGAACCATCCAGAATAAATTTGGAAATCTCTACAGCACTGGTAAGAATGCTATGCAACAGCTGGCAAATGGTATGAGGTCTGTCACTATTCAGACGCCTCATATGTATATGGATATTGATGCTTCTGTGAATGGAACTAGCCATTCGTATAGATGGAACTCGGGAATCAATTGGTATGCAAAAGGTGGTTTATTTAGTAATGCATCTGTCATTGGCGTTGGCGAAGCAGGACAGGAAGCTGTTCTTCCTCTGGAAAATCGAAAAGCCATGAAATCCATTGCCGACAGCATCATGTCCGGCTATGACGGCAACATGGGACTTACAAAAGATGAGATCATGGAAGCTGTCGAGCGTGGCGTAGTTACTGCTTTGATGAACAATGGTGGCTTTGGCGGTTCTTCACCGGAGTACATTATGAACAGCATCAAAGTGAACGAGCGTGAACTGGCGCGAATTGTCACAAAGGCTCAGAACAACACAGATTACCGCATGAATCCGTCCCCTGTGTATTGATTTTACGGTATGGATGTGGTAATATAATAAATACATAAACGTTAAGAAGAGAGCACACTAAAGATGAAACGAGGGAAAAACCTCACGATTCTTTGGTGTGCTCTTTTTTTGTTTGGTAAAATCAACAGGCTAGACCGATCATCGAAAAGCGTAAACCGTAATGCGCCTGCCTGTTGTTTTTATAAATTACGGATTCTGGCTATTCATGGCAAGCCACATTAAACCAATACGGAGGTTATTCATATGGATGAGCACATCAAAGGATTATCCCAAAACGAATTAGAAAGAAAAGTAGATTATATATTTTCACATAGATTTAACCATACTTTACATGCTTACATTGATATTGCAGGTGATTTGACGGCAGGTGTTTTGTTATCTCAAATCATGTATTGGTTTGATAAAGATTCAAAAAATGAGTGCATTAGAACAAAAATAAAAAAGAATGGTTATTTTTGGATTGCTAGGCGTAGAGATGAATGGGCAAACGAAATAAGAGTTGCACCTAAGCAGTATGATTCTGCGATGAAAAAATTAAAAGCAAAAAAATTAGTGATTGTTGAAAAGTTCAAAATTAACGGTGCTCCAACAACACATATCAGACCTAATGATGAAGTAATAAATGTTGCTATCAAAGAATGGAAAGAACAAATTGCTCTTGAAATTATCAAAGACAACGAAATTGAACAAAGTGACATGAATTCCTCAAATCAGAATTTACCAGAAGAGGAAAATCGCGAAAAAGTAGTGTCAAATGATGATAAACACTGGTTTTCCCCAAAAGAGGAATTTCCAAATTCCCAAAACAAGAAAAACCATGGAATTTCCCAAAATGGGAAAATGGAACTTCCCCAAAATGGAAACTCTTTAATTAATAAGAACTATAATAAAGATTTAGATGAGGTTTATAAAAAGAGAGTTAAAGATTCTGATACTACTAAAGTAGTACCAGTAGATTCTTCATGTCCGGGTAAACCGGAAACAAGGAGCATCCAGTCTCCACTCGGAATGGGAATAAGTGAAATTCTTTTGCGGAAAGGAATAAACCAATATTGGAATGATGTAGGATGCGAAGAGTATGAAGAATTGAAAACAAATGTCACTAATGTCATATTATATTTTTTGGAAAAATACAAAATTAAACTAGGCAGAAGCCATGTTCATTTGAAAGAAGAATATATAAAAACCGTAGTAGAGGGAATTGTTACAGTACCAGACGAGATGATTGAGTTGATAGATGCTTATGGCTTTGAGTATATTTATAAATCATGCATTGACATGTATTTTGATACAAAGTTCAGAGAAGATACCAATTATCGTATTTTTCATTTCATAAAAGGTGATATTCGAAAAAATATCGCAATGAAACTTTCGGAGCAAATTGAGTTAATGAATGATAAATAAACAAACATATGGGAGGAATAATGGATTTCAAACAAAAATACTTTGCCATATGGCAGGAAGTGTGGGGACTTCACAAGAAATACTGGTCAATTTCGGCTGACGATACAAATTCATGGAAAGAGTTTATCTCCGAAGCCGATAGACTCAGAGAAAAGTATACAGGATCGCCAGAAGAACAGTTTGTTGAAAAACTTATTCTTGCTGTGATAAATGAAGTGGAAAACATTTCAAAATCATTTGACGATAATTTCCGCAGATAATATGCTGGGATTGATTCTGGCTTAAAATAATACAGTAATTAATTAGAAAGTGAGAAAGAAATGAGTAGACTTGGAAAAGAAATGCCAGCAGAGTATTCAGACAGATTTGATGAACTGAGGCAAAACCGGTGCGAAACAAGCTTTTACAAATACGGCACGGCAAAAGATAATTTTGGGGAACGTCTGGTAAATGCGATTGAATCACACGATATGTGCATTAAAAAATATAAAGAAACTGGTAACACGGAGTATCTTTGCGATGTTGCGAATTATCTGATGTTCGAATTTATGTATCCACAAATCGAAGGTGCTTATTTCAAAGCAACCGACAGTGGGGAAAGTGCCGGAGTAGTTGGAACACCAATTAATCAGTTAAAGGAGAAATGGTAGGATGAAAAAATCGGGCAATTCTTATGGGAAACACGGATTATGAATCATTTTGCAAAGAACAAATCCGTTTAATGCAAAGCAAAATATAACTTTTTCTTACTGAATCTCACCTTGTATATGTGATAGAATAAAGAATCATAAAGCGTTTATCAGAGCGATAGGCGCTATTTTCGTGTAATTAAGCATCTTCTTTCGGGAAGGTGCTTTTTCTTTTATGAGGTGTTATATGGCAGAAATATTTTTAAAAGTAAACGGTGTCTCGATGCCTTGCCCGTCTTCCTACACATGGGGATTACAGGACGTATCAGCGGCAAAATCAGGAAGATCTGATGACTCTGTCATGCATAAAAACAGGGTAGCGCAAAAAAGGAAATTAGCTTTGCAGTGGAAAGGTAAAGATTGGGCTACTACAGCTAAGATTCTTCAAGCGTTCAATCCCGAGTACATCCAAATTACATATCCAGATATGATGTCTGGAAAATACGAAACCAGAACATTTTATGTTGGTGACAGGAGTGCGCCTGTTAAATGGTGGTGGCATGGAAACCAGAGAACAGAATCTATCAGTTTTGATGTGATTGAGAGGTAATGCATGAGAAAATTATCTAACAGATGGAAAGAAAAAGTCAAGAACGGAATGGACGTGCAGTACCTCAAGTATGCAGATATCACACTTACAGACGGAACTGTACTCAATCTGACCAGTGCCAATCTGTGGGCAAATGGATTCTCGTTTGAAGATTCCGTGTCCGGGGATAGTAGCTTTGATATTGGTTCTGCAATCATTAATGTATTGAATCTTAGCATTAATAATTTTGACGGTGAGTACTCCGATTACGATTTTGAGGGAGCAGAAGTCATATGTTATGTTGGATTACAGATTGAAGATGAGGACACAAGTGAACTGTTAGATTCAGACGGAGAACAAATAATGGATTCAACCGGCGATACGATCATAGTTCATAAAAATGCGGTTATTGAAAAAACACGTATTTGCACAGTGACAGTTATTGAACAGCCGGAAGACGAAACGGTGACCATAGACCTTACGTGCGAAGATAATATGCGGAAGTTTGACCGGAACTATTCAGACAGCAAATTGAAATATCCGGCAACCAGAGGGCAGATTGTACGAGATGCCTGCGAGGTATGTGGGGTTACTTTGCAAACAACATCATTTGACAGAGATGATTATATCGTGCAGAATCGTCCAAATGACGAAGCTTTAACATTTCGCCAGGTTCTACAGTGGGTTGCACAGATTGGCTGTCAGTGGATGAGATGCGATGAATATGGCAGATTGTGCATCGGTTGGTATAGCAGCATCAATGAAGAAGAACTCATTATTAATGATCTTGGAGTTCTCAAAACGCAAGATGATAGCAATATCTCGCTTGAATTATCCAGTGCAAATGGTATTTTATCGGCAAATAACGGAACATTTCTGGAAAATGATGGCATATTGAGGCTTTTTGCAACTGACGAAAAAGGTAACATTTCTGAAATAGAAACCACCTATGGTTTTACTCCGCATCATACAGATGTAGTAATCACAGGCGTGAAAGTAACTGAATACAGCGAATCCTCTTCTGATAATCCGCAAACTTACATGGTTGGTACAGAGGGATATGTACTTGGAATTTCTGGTAATAAATTAATTCGTGTTGGCGATGGCCAGACAATCGCTTCAATAATCTCCGAAAAATGCGTTGGCATGAGATTTAGACCATTTGAATCCGAGTGCCCTACAGATGTGGCTCTGGAAGCCGGAGATTCACTGATTATTGTGGATAGAAATGGGAAAATATACACATCGCTACTTACCACAACTACATTGAAACCGGGATCCGGTCAGAAGATAGCTTGTAATGCCAAAAGCGCTGCTAAAAATAGCAGCACCCAATATTCCCAGGCGACGCAGGCATTTGTTACTGCAAGAAATATGGTTAAGCAGGAAAAAACCGAGAGAGAAAAAGCTCTTGAAGAATTTGGAAAAAGAATTGATTCAGCCACAGGAGTTTATACTACTGTTGAGCCACAGGAAAATGGAAGCAAAATCTTTTATTTACACGACAAACCAACTCTGGCAGAATCTCAGGCAATTTGGAAAATGACTTCTGAGGCATGGGGAGTGTCTACAGATGGTGGACAGACATGGAATGGTGGTATGACAGTAGATGGTGATACGATTGTAAGAATCCTCACAGCCGTAGGATTAAATGCTGACTGGATTAACACAGGTGCGATTACCGTAAAGGATAAGAGTGGAAATATCATCTTCCAAGTTGATATGGATACCAAAAAAGTAATCATCAGCGGAGATCATGTACAGATTGGTGGAAAGACGGCTACAAAAGCTATATCTGATAGCTTGGCAGAGAGCAAAGCATATTCGGATGGTAAACTTGCGGATTATGCAAATACTGTAACCTATTCGCTTTCCGGCTTACAAGCACAGATAGATGGACAGATTGAGTCCTTCTTTTATGATTACGAACCGTCTTTACAGAACAAACCGGCTTCTGAATGGACAAGCACAGAAGAACGCAAAAAGCACGAAGGTGATCTTTTTTACTGGAAGAGTACTGGCTACGCATATCGGTTTATGCAGGACGGTGCAACATGGAAATGGCAGATGATTCAAGACAACGACATTTCCAAAGCACTTGCACAAGCTGAGAAAGCGCAAGATACCGCAGACGGCAAGAGAAGGACGTTTGTTATACAGCCTTCACCGCCGTATGATATCGGAGATTTATGGTCTCAAGACGGCGGAGATATCCTCACTTGTGTTGTAGCAAGAGCAAAAGGAAGTGTGTATGCGTCATCTGACTGGAAGAAACTGAATAAATATACTGATGATACCACAGCAAACAAAGCTCTTGAAGCAGCAGCTCTTGCTAAAAACATGACTTTGCAGCTATCAAACGAAATGCAGACGATTACGGCTGATGCAAATGGCAATATCGCAGTATTTCCACAGGTATCTACCAAAGCTACTGTAATGTATGGCTCATCGGATATTACAGACGATTGTAGTTATACAATCACAAAATCCGACAGTATCACAGGCTCTTGGAGTGATGCAACACATATCTACAATGTTACTGGGCTATCGGCAGACAATGGATGGATAGACATCAGAGCAACATATCTCAGTAATCTGGCAGTAACAAAAAGATTCACGATTTCTAAGCAGAAAAAGGGCGAAGATGGAAAAGATGGTGAATCTGGTAGAACATACATGGTTGAGCCATCATGTAACGTCTTGAAACGTGGCTCTGACAAGACAATTAGTCCAAACTTTATAACA